AATGTAAATACTAATGGCATTGTCAAATACTATGAGGCATATTATGCGTAAGACTATTCTTGCTATGTTGGCAGCAGTTTCTCTCACAACTCCTGCACTTGCTGACTCTAAGATCACCAAGGGTTTCAATACTATGGATGCAATGGGGTGTATGCTACTTCGAGAGTGTACCGATGGAGTCGATAAAATCGAGAGTATCGCAACTATTGCTGATGAGTATCCCAATACTGATTATAGTATTGTTGCTGACGAGTTCAACACAATGCTCGTTGCTTTGGAGAAGGTCGGAGTTGGGGTGTTTCTAGCAGATAGCAAATATTTTCCTGTTAGTCATCGTGGTGTTTATCATACCGTTGGTAATAACTTCTTCCTCAATAAGAAGTATATGGACAGCACCAATTATCTGATGCAGGTAATGCGTCATGAAGGATGGCACGCTGCACAGGACTGTATGGCAGGTTCTATTAAGAACTCTTTGATTGCTATTATCAAACCTGAAGATGAAGTTCCAATGATCTGGCGTGTAATGGCAGAACGTAGTTATCCAGAAAATGCTGTACCTTGGGAAGCAGAAGCAGGATGGGCAGGTCGTACTGAGAATATGACAATGGAAGCACTACAAGCTTGTGCTGCTGGGGAGATGTGGAAGGTCTATGAACCAACTCCTTTGACCCGTAAGTATCTGGTTGAAAATGGATACCTTGATAAATAATATCATCCTACACGGAAAAACACCCAAGAAGAGTTCTGCGAAAGCTCCTTGTGTTATAATGGTGAACTCTTTGTTGGATAATCTTTTTCAAGTATGACAAACTTAACAAGAGATGTGTTGATCAAGACCATCGTCGCAAAGGAAATGCAGACATGCGACAGTCCTGATTACACTCAAAAACTAAAGACGACTTATCACAAATGGGAACATGAATCTAGTTCTGTTCTCTGTCAAAAATTTAATCAACTAGAACATACAAACATCACTGTAGACTCGCTTCAACCATAAATAAAGTTGCCTTGATCTCTACACATGCTAGGAAATAAATCCAAAGTAAAGGTAGAAGAGAAAGACCACGATGAAGATAAAAGTGAAGTTCTTGGTAATTTGGTGAAAGTCGTAGTACTTATTTGGTCTGCCTCTCTCCTTACCTTTAGTTACGTTCGACTTCCAAATGGGAATAAAATTTTAGATTTTGACCCAACTTTTATAGCCTCTGTGTTTTCTGGATCGTTAGCTGCGTTCGGATTGAGTCCTGCCAAAAATGGTGGAAATGGAAACGGTAATGGAAAAACAACTGTAGCAAAGAAAGAACCAGAAGTTGCCCCTGCTATTGAACCTAGGAAAGAATAATGGCTTTTAAAAATGATTTGGTAACAAAAGATGATTCTGCACTACCAACACTAAAGAGTAATCCTTTTAAATGGGTTGCTTTAGGTGTTGGTGGTGTTATTGCTATTGCACATATTGGTGTTCTTGGTCATCTTATTAAGAAAGAACCACCAGTTCAATCGGCACCTACAATTAATCTTCCTAGAGGTCCTTATTCTTCCTACAAGATTAAAGCAGGAAAGGACGGATATGAGATTGAGTATCGTGCCAATGATCCTAAAGTTTTAGAATCGGAAAGATCTCTTAATTTGGATAAAGAAAAGAGAGGTTTCTTTGGTGGAGGAACTGAGAAACGTACCGAGTATCGTCGTGATCAATACACGATGGAAGGCACCCGTAATATGGGGTCAGGAGGTGCCGTAGCAAACGGTGAGGGAAAGAGTGCAAAAGACGTAGAGTGTTTGATCGCGGACGCTGGAGCACGGTCACAAGGTGCAATGGCAGGAACCGCAATTAGCACAGGAGTTCTTGTTCCTGCAGTAATGAACATTCCATATGTTGGGTGGTTGGCAGCTGGATGGGCAACTCTTTTAGGTAATCAGGTAGGAGAATCTATTGGATCAGAAGTTGGTTCTGTTTTCAATGACTGCTGATAAAAAAGTAGAAATAAACTTTGAGTACCATTGGGGTGGCGAAGATACTTGGTATCTAAAAGCAGAGAGGTGGGCAAAAAAACAAAAGTTTCCTATCAATCATCTTGCTTTGGGATTTATTACTTGGTTGAAAGAATTATGGATAGATGCAAAAATTGAATCTGTGATTAAAGATGTTGATAGACAAGCAGAGGAAATAAAAAAACAATGGAAAGAGGAAGAGAAGAAACCTGTTATCAAATCAACACCATCTGAAGTAGAGGGACTAGATATTATTAGCATTTCTACTTTTGATGAATCTGATTCTTCGTCCTCTGAATGATGTGAATGATGTAACTTGGAGTATCATATGGATGCTTGTGATACTTCTTATTGGAGTTGCATATGTTATTTACTATATACTAGGAATTGATGAAAGAGAATCATCATGCAAAAAGTAATTAATGTAGTCGCACTTCTTTCTGGACTTACGTCACTTGCCATTATTGGTAGTGGTGTTTATCTTTATAAAAATGCAGATGTAATGATCGAAGAAGCAAGGAAGAATGTTGCCAATGCTGCAGTAGAAGCAGTTACCGGAGCACTTCCTGGTTTGCTTGATGCTGCCATGCCTGATATTCCAGAAGTAACTGGTCCTGCAGTTCCTTTACCTTAAAATTTAATTAGAACTGTTAAATAGTTTGCAGAATTATGTATTCTTATGGCACAATCTACACATAAAAAAAGAGTAAATAAAGAAGCAGATAAACAATTCTTTTTATATGTCTTTTTCCACTCTATGTGGACTGCTATTCTTAATTTGTTTACTGATGACTGATGCCCGATATTCCTATTATTACTACTGGTGAAGATATTGATATCCGTGTAGATACTATTAAAGACATTGAGATTCCCACTTACAGGTTGAATACTACGTCTACTTCAATACCACTTTCTCCTCCAGTTGTAATTAATATTGGAGTTCCTGTTGTTGATATTCCTGGATGTGTTGAGGCACATGAATCTAATAATAAATCTAAAACTATTGGTGAAGATGATCAGGAAGGTATAGTAACTTATTGTGATGGTGGTATTCCAAGTTTTAATCCCATTGAGTATAACCCTGAGAATACAGTTATAACAACTCCTGCTGCTATTCCAAAGACAAAAATTCCAGAACCAGAGATTCCACAATCACCAAAGATTGAAAATTCAGAGACTTCATCAAAAACATCAGAAGTTGAATGTCCTACTAAGGTACAGCAAGCACAGGAACCTGTTGGATCTTTTGTAGAAGGATTTAGAAAGAAGGTTGTTGGTTATGAACTGATTGATAACACCTGTGTACAGATAACAGAAAAAGTCCCACTACCTACACAAATAGTAGCGGGACTTCCGAGTGGTGGACAAGTTATGCAGGTGGGAGGTGTTGCTGTTATTGCGACAACTTCGGCACTGCTTGCAAAACCTCTTGCTGATCTTCTGTTAAAAGCGGTGAAACCTGCCGTGAAGAAAGTCCTGAAGAAGGTTGCCTCGATAAGGGGGAAGAAACCCCCAGTCTTGTCTGCAGGGGAACGCCGAGCAGAGCAGCGTCAGATGAATCATGCTGTTCGGGAGTTGCGCTCTGTATTTCCGCGGAAGAAGTCTTAGGAATTTTGTGATAATGTGGGTGTGTATGACCTGGTGGATTATTGACAATTACGTCTGCACATACAGAATAATAGGGACTTTTGGGATGAAATTGAATTCCTTTTAATTTTAAATCGCCACAATTTTTGAGTCTAGCGATTTCAAAATCTAATCTTTTATTGGCAGTTTGTTGTTTCATCATTTCAATACTTGCTTGTGCTGCTTCTTTGCACAGTGTTTGCATTTTTTTATCAGTTGGTGTACTCCATGTCATAGAGAAACCAAGACCTAAACTGTAGTTATCTTTCTGTCCAGTTCTTGTTTTTTTACTGAAAATAATATCACCAGGATTATCTAAGATTCCATCTCCAATCGGATTACCATCATCATCGAATGCTCCGAAGTTATCGGTGACATCGTATACTGGATCATCATAATATCCCTCAAAAGGTTTTGCAGCAGATACACTTCCTGTTACATATGGTGTGAAATTGCGAGTTGGACCCTGACACTGGATTCCTGACCCATAAGTGTTAGTGATATATGGGCCTTGTAAAACCTGAATAGCTTGATTGGTCACTGAGCCTGAGCTATTTGCAACGGGAGCTGCTGTTGCACTTACACCACCAACATTAGCTAATGTTTGAGATGGAAATGCAAAACTAAGTCCTATTGCGAGAAGATACTTGTAGTGTCCGTAACGCTTTCTATTTCTGTGGTTCTGTTTATAATTGTCTGGTTGCTGAGTCCAGGTCCTTGATATGTCTCCGTGAACTGAAACGCTGCTCCTGGTGTTGTTTGTGTGAAGGTGGGTCTGCTGTCGATGCCTGTCCATGATGATGTCACTCCGTCTATAGTTGCATTATTTGTTCCAGTGCCAGGTGATAGATTTCCCGAAGCACTAATTCCACTCCCAGTCACTGAATATTGATATCCAGTGTTATAGTCCATTGAATTGATGGTCTCGGTTATTTTTTGTGTTGTTTCAGTGTGGCTCGTCATGGATCCCTGTGTGAAATTTGGGACCACTGGCACTGCCTGAGCAGCTCCGTGCAAGGCACCAAGAATCAACCCAAGACCGATTGCTTCTTGTAATCTAGACATTTCT